AATGGATGGCTTGCGCCGGCGAGGCAAAGTTTACGCCAGGGGAGACGGTTTACCTTGCGTTGGACCTTTCAAACACGCTCGACCTGTCGGCCTTGCTTATGGGCTCGGCGGATGACGTCGCTCGCGTTCAACCGTTTTTCTGGAAACCGGCCGAGCCGCTCGCCGAGCAAAGTTTCCGCGACTTTGGATCGGGCAACCTCCGCTATGTCCAATGGGCCGACGCGGGACACATCGCAACCACGGCGGGCAAATCAATCGACAAGGAAGCGATCGCCAAAACGATCGCCGAATTGAGCGGGCGCTATAACGTCGCCGCGCTCGCGTACGATCGTTGGCGGATCGAGGATTTGTTGCGCGAGTTTGATCGGATCGGTTTCAAAGCCTACAAGGCCGCCGGCGAGGACGAGCCCGGCAAGCCGACCAAGGAATTACCGCGCGACGGCTTGCGCCTGGTCCCCTGGGGCCAAGGTTTTAAGGACATGGCGCCGGCGATCGACGCGCTCGAGTCCGCGGTCGTCGACGGCAAGCTCGTCCATCCAAATAACCCATGCCTCAATTGGAATATGGCGAACGCGATCGCGGTCATGGACCCGGCCGGCGGCCGCAAGCTCGACAAGGACAAATCTCGCTTTCGGATCGACGGCGCCGTCGCGCTCGCAATGCTCATGGGCTTGCGCTCGCGCGAGCGGCTCCGAAAGGTCGTTGATTTTGAATCGCTTATCGGTTGAACCAAACAAGGAGTCACTATGAAATATCTTGCTGCAATGCTCGGCGCCGCGCTCTTGCTCGTCGCTCATCCCGCGCGCGCCGATACCGTCAACAATCTCACGATCGGGGCGTTGCCAAACCCGGTCCCGCAATCGTTGAGTAACCCGTGCATCATTTGTGGCACGACGGCACCGGGGCAACCGGCGAATTTCGGTTACAATAATTTTTCCAATACCGGCAGCGATACGAGCTTTAATACTTTCTCGACCGACATTCTCGGCGGCGGCCCGTTGCTCGGCAACCTGGAAGCCAATGCGTTGCCGTATAGCGGCGCGTTGCTCGACGCTTTCTTGCAAGGTGCCGGCGACGTCTCGCTCAAATTTGGCGTCGCGATCGACGTCAATACCGCGCATAACGGCGAGACGCTTGAGCAATTTCAATTGATCGACCTGTCGCTTCCCGCCGGCCAACGCGTGATCTTTGATATCGACGGCCCGATCGCGTTGCCCGATATCAACAACGGCAACGGCAAGGGCGACTATCTGATTACCGGCTTTGACCTTTCCAACGTGAGCGCCGGCGACCTCTTGCTGTTTCATGCGTCATGGTCGGGCGCGTCCGACGGCGCGGAAAGCTTCTATATCGTGCCGACGCTGGCCGCGGCCGAAACGCCGATCCCCGGCGCCGCCTGGTTATTTGCATCCGGCCTTGCCGGCTTTGGCTTGTTCTTGCGCCGCCGCAAACCGATAGCGGGCCGGACCTGACTCGCTATTGCTTGCGTCGCGGTCCCGCTTCCCTTTCCCACCCAAAGGCAAAGCGCCACAACCGCGGCGCAAGCATCAATTCCTGACAACCACGGAGTCCACTATGCCACTCGCGATCGTTGACGGTCCAACCATCCTCAAGGATGAATCGCTTTCCGACGGCGTCGATTGCTCGGCCGGAACGATCATACGGATCACCGTGCCGCAAGAGTTCACCGACGCAAATTTGACGTTCCAGGTTTCGACCGACGGCAATTTCTATAACGACCTTTACAGTAGCGACGGCCAGGAAATCACCATTGCGCCCGAGCCCGACACCGCGGTCATTGTCTCCGAAATCTGGACGCGCTCGATCGCGTTTATAAAATTCCGCTCGGGGACGCGAATGCACCCGGTCGCGCAAGAGGTCGATTGCAAGTTTGCCATTGCGATCGAAACCCCATGAAAACGCTCGCCGCCATCGTCGGCGCGTCGATCGTGCTCATGCCCGCGCACGCGCGCGCGCGCACGCATGTCGTGATCCACAAGCGGCCGCCCGTCGTCGCAACGCAACCGGCGGCGGCGCCGCTTGTGATCGTGCCGCCGATCGCGGTCGCCTTTGACCTGATCCGGCGAACGTCATGCGATCCGGCGGTTGCGGTGGCGACCGGCCCGAACGATCCAGGGTTCACCTCGCACCCGATCGGCAATTATTTGGTGCCGGCGATTTACCGGAGTGAGTGTCGCGCGACGCCGAAATGATTCCGACCAGCGACGCCGGATTGATCCTGCTCGTGCTCGTCGTTAGCGCGGCGATCATCCTCGGCGTTTGGTTTTCCGGTTACGGCAATTGTTGTTAGGAGTCGAAACCTATGGCCGACATTGAACCACCGGACGACGACGAAAATTATATGGATTTTATGGACCGTTGCACCGACGACAACGACGAGGATGCCTGTCAAACGGTTTGGGACGACGCCCAAGACGAAAAGGCCGGCGGGCGCGGCGCGCTCGTCCGCAAGACGATTGCCGCCAAGGCCGACGGCCTCGATTTTGTCTTATCCGACGAGACGCCCGACCGCATGGGCGAGATCATCGCCGCCGCCGGCTGGCAATTGGAAAATTTCAAGAAAAACCCGATCGCGCTTTTCGGTCACCGGAGCGATTTCCCGATCGGCAAATGGAAAGAGTTGCATGTCGAAAAAGGCGCGTTGCGCGGCAACCTTGAGCTCGCGCCGGCGGGCACGAGCGCGCGGATCGACGAGCTCCGCAATCTGATCGAGGCCGGCATCCTCAAGGCCGTTAGCGTCGGCTTTGCGCCGATCGAAAAGCAACCAATGGACGAAAAGGCCGATCGGTTTTTCGGCCCGTTCAAGTATCTCAAGCAAGAGCTCGTCGAGTGTTCGCTCGTTAGCGTCCCGGCTAACCCGAACGCGCTCGCCGTCGCTAAGTCTCTGAAAGTCTCCGACGACACGTTGCGGATGGTGTTTGCCAAGCACGGCATACAAAACACCGCGCGCGCGGATCGCCGTAACGGCAAGCAAGCCGAAACCTCGCTCACACGAAAGTCAAAACCCATGACAACGCTTGCTCAAAATATTATCGACGCGGAAAAGCGGTTGCTCGCGAAAAAGGACGAGCTCGGCGCTTTCCACGACGGCAAAGGCGACGGCAACTATACCGACTCCGATATGGAAACGGTCGGCAAAGCCAACGCCGAAATCGCGCACGAGCAAAAGCTCCTCGCGACCTTGCGCGATTCCGAGAAAAACCTCGGCGCGCAATCCGACGACGGCGGCCGCGCGGTGATCCCGGCCCATGCCGCCAAGGCCAACGGCTCGACCGCGATCTCGACGGCGCGCCCGTTTAGCCTTGCGGCGAAAAAGGTTTCGCCGCTCGACTTGCTTTGTCGGGTCGGCGCTTTGCAGGTCGTCGCGCACCGCGAACGCAAGTCGGTCGACGAGATTCGTCGCATGGTTTACGGCGACGACGAGGCGACCAAGGCCGTGCTTGAATGGCAAATGAAGGCGGCGAGCGCCGCCGCCATGACGACGGTCGTCGGATGGGCCGCCGAGCTCGTGCAACAAATCGTCGTTGATTTCATGGCGACGCTCTACCCGAAAGCGATCTATCCGCGCTTTTCGGCAATGGGCCTATCGCTCACGTTCGGCCGCAACGGCAAGGTCATTATTCCGACCAGGTCGCGCACGCCGACGATCGCCGGCTCATTCGTCGGCGAGGGCTTGCCGATCCCGGTACGCCAGGGCGCTTTCACCTCGCAAAGCCTCACGCCGAAAAAAATGGCGGTTATCACCACCTGGACGCGCGAGATCGACGAGCATTCGATCCCGGCGATCGAGGGCTTACTCCGCGACGCGATCCAAACCGATACGGCAATCGCGCTCGATAGCGTCTTGATTGACGCCAACGCGGCGACAGCGATCCGGCCGGCCGGCATCCTCAACGGCGTCTCGGGCTTGACGCCAACCGCCGGCGGCGGCTTTGCGGCGTTAACCGGCGATATCAAGGCACTCTCGGGCGCCTTGCTCACCGGCACGCTCGGCAACGTGCGGAATCCGGTTTGGCTCATGAATCCGCAACAAGTGAATAGCGCGGGCCTCGTCGCCGCACCTGGCGCCGGCGTGTTCCCGTTCCGCGACGAAATCAGTCGCGGGAGCTTGGGCGGTTGGCCGATCATCGATTCCGGGACCGTTCCGCTCGGGACCGTGATCGCCGTCGACGCCGCCGACTTTGTGAGCGTCACCGGCGACGGGCCGCGCCTGGAGGTTTCGGATACCGCGACACTCCACATGGAGGACACAAGCCCGAGCGACATTTCGACGGCGGGCTCGCCGGCGGTCGTCGCCTATCCGGCTAAGAGCATGTTTCAAACCGACATGCTCGCATTGCGGCTAATCATGCCGATCAATTGGACGATCCGCCGCACCGGAACGGTTGCTTGGATGGCGGGCGTTACTTGGTAACACCGGAAAAAGAGCGGGCCGGATAATTTCCGGCCCGCATAATTTCCGTCTCTCTTTTGCAACAGAAAGGCAAGCCAATGACCGACACCGAGCAAACAAAGGCGGCGAAAACCAAACTCGCCGACGACAAGGCCGCGCGCGAGAAAGCGAGCAAGGAACGCGAAAAGGCGGCGGCCGCAACGACGCCGACGCCGACGCAAGAGGAAAACGACCTCGCCGGGCATCCCCGTCACCGAGCACGAGGACGACGGGAGCGGTCCCGATCCGAACGCACCGCAAGCCAAAGACAAGCAAATGGCGGCCGACAAGCCGGCCGGCTATCAAACCAGGACCGCAACGGCCAAAGCATGACCGTCCGCGGGTTTCTCAACCGCGTTGCGGGCCGGGTCATTGGTAAAGCCGAGGGCGATTACCGTCCCGGCCCGTATTACTTGCCGGTCACCGGCGGATGGCTCCCCGACGGCGCGCCGGATAATTGGTGGCAATTGGGCTATACGCCGGTCACCGGCGGACAATCGGCGATGGTCGAGGCGTGCGTTTCGGCCTACGCGCAAACGGTCGCCATGTGTCCCGGCGACCACTGGATTACAAACGACGACGGCGGGCGCGAGCGGGTAGAAACGAGCGCCTTGTCGCGTTTGTTGCGGCATCCGAACGACTACCAAAGCATTTCCGATTTTCTCCTCAACGCGACGCGCGGGCTTTACTTGACCGGCAACGCCTATGCGTTGGCATTGCGTAACGATCGCTTTGAGGTGTCCGAATTACACTTGATGAATCCCGACTTGTGCTATCCGCGCGTCGCCTATAACGGCGAAATATTCTATACGCTCAACGGTAATGACGTCATGGCGATGCGGCTCAATAGCCCGCAAGACCTGATCGTCCCCGCGCGCGACGTCCTGCACATTCGTTTGCACACCGAGCGCGTGCGGTTTCCGACGCCGCTCCTCGGCGTCTCGCCGCTGGTCGCCGCCTATTCCGATATCGCCGTTACCGCGGCGATCGCCAGGCAACAAACCTCGTTCTATCGCAATGAGGCGCGGCCCTCGGCCGTGCTTTCGACCGACCTGGTGCTCGACAAGGACCAGGTTACGGCGTTGCGCGATCGTTGGAACGAGCAAGCGCGCGGCATGAACCAGGGCGGCACGCCGATATTGACCGCCGGCCTCAAGGTTCAACCTTGGGCAATCGCCGGCAAGGACGCGGCGACCGCGGAAATTCTCAAATTGAGCAACGAGAATATCGCGCTTGCGTTTCGCATTCCGTTGCAAATTCTCGGGCTCGCCGGCGGCCCGGTCAACTCGACCGAAATTCTTATGCAATCCTGGATCGCCTCGGGCTTGGGCTTTTGCCTCAACCATATCGAGGAAGCGATCGGCCTATTGTTCAAGCTCGACGGCCAACCTTACGAATACGTCGAGTTTGATACCGCGGCGCTCTTGCGCTCGGCCTTTAAGGACCGGATCGAGGGCCTCGCGCGCGCGGTGCAAGGCGGCATCCTGGCGCCCGACGAGGCGCGTGCGTTGGAAGGTTACGCCAAGGTTCCTGGCGGATACGGCAAGGAGCCGCGAGTCCAGCAACAAGTCGTCCCGTTGTCGGCCGCCGAAAAGATACCGGCGGCACCGGGACCTGGCGCGCCGCCGCCGGCGCCGGCGCCTGGAAACGGACAAGCGCAAAACGAGGGCTTGAGCGATGGCGAACGAAAACGCATCCGCCGAAACATCCGAGCACAACACCGCAATACTCGGCTCGCTTGCTGATTTTGTCGTCGAGGAGATCGCGAGCGTCGCCGGCCAGGCCGAGCGCGAGCGCGACCTATTGCTTGCGCGCAAGTTAGCCGAGCTCAACCAACGCGAGGCCGAGCACGAGCTCCGCTTGCACAAGCTTGAGCAAGAAATTCGCAACCGCCTCGCGAGCTTGCGCGACGGCGAGAAAGGGGAGCCCGGTGACAAAGGCGAAAAAGGCGAACAAGGCGACAAAGGCGAGGCGATCAAAGGCGAAAAAGGCGATCCGGGCACGCCTGGCGAAAAAGGCGAAAGCATCCAGGGCGAAAAGGGCGCGCCCGGCGAAGCCGGCCGCGACGGAAACAACGGAAGCAACGGAAACGACGGCGCCGTCGGACCCGCCGGCGCTTGCGGACTAGATGGCCGCTCGTTCACGATCCGCGATACTTACGACCCGACCGAAAACTACCTTGAGCTCGACGTCGTAACGCTTAATTCAACCTGGTTCATCGCGCGCAAGGACGCGCCCGGCGTTTGCCCTGGTCCCGATTGGAAGGCCGGGCCGACCGGCCGGCGCGGCGAGAAAGGCGAACGCGGCGAGCGCGGGCAACGCGGCGAGCCCGGCGCAACCGTCCGCGTTGTCGAGTGGGATATCCGCGCCAAAACTTATGAGGCGTTTCCGGTCATGAGCGACGGCACGCTCGGGCCGCCGATCCCGTTGCGCGCGTTGTTTGAGCAATACCAGGCCGAGGCGCGCTAGATGCAATCGACCATCGTGGTTACGACGCCGGCGACGTCGATCGACCTGATCGAGCTCGACGAGCTCAAGCGCGCGCTCAACATTACCGCGACCACAAGCGACGCGATGCTCGCCGACCTGATTACGCGGGTATCGGCGCAAATCGCCGCTTATTGCAACAACCGGGTATTCGGTTACGAGACGGTCGTCGAAACCTTTACCGAATTATCGACCGACGACAAAAACCGGCTATTCCTGGCGCGCTATCCGATCCCGCAAGACGACACCGGGATCACCGCGCTCACCATTAACGGCGCCGCGCAAGCCTATCCCGACGGCCTCTTGCTCGACTCGCTATGGGGCAAGCTGACATTGCCGAGCGG